GACAGAAAGCAATTAACTCTCGAAATATGCATGTTGGTTCATTTACCAACTTAGCAACTGCTGAAGATTGGGTAGTTCAAAATGGTTCTAATAACGCAGCATTGGGTGGTGGATTCGGACAGAATGGTGATGGTAACTCGGTACTGCAAGATTACGACCCGTGGGGTAGACCTTCATTAGTTTGGAGAACATTAGGAAACGATACATCTTCAAACGCTGATGGTGGTTGGAACAAAGGTGTATCTAACTTAGATGGTAATAAATCATATATGTATGTGGTTTATGTGAAGAGAGATTCTTCATCTACGAATGGTACTTACTACTTCGGTTGTAGTGGTGGTGAAACACTTAATATGAGTGGTTCGGCAAATGGTAACCCATATTTCCATGCATTTGGTATCGGTTCACTTCCGCAAGGAGTTTGGTGTTTGGCGATTGGATATGTGTACGCTAACAATCACCCACAAACTTCATCTTTAGGTAGAGGTGGTGTTTGGAGATTAGATACAGGTCAGAAAATTAGTGGTTCTACTGATTATAAAATGAGATACACTGGTACGAGAGGTCAAACTCATAGAACTTACTTGTACTACTCAACCGACCCAGCAGCTCACTTAAAATGGTGGGGACCTGGTGTATATGAAATCAATGGTAACGAACCAAACATCGAACAACTTTCTGGTAATAGAGTAAATCAGGGTAATGGTTTATGGTTCGATAACGCATCTGCTATTGTAATGCCTGCACGGAATGGTGGTACAATGAGATTAAGAACCAATACACATTGGGATTCTCAATCTGGTATCGATTACATTGGTTCAGCTGGTGAATTCAGAATGAGTTCGGATACTGGTAACTTGAACTTGAGAGTAGATGGTTGGATGTACAACTATGATGTAACTTACTCTCCTCGCTACTACGACCAGAATAGTACATCATACTACGCAGACCCTGCATCTACATCGTACTTTAACGATATGAGGGCAAATATCTACTATGATAGAGATAATACCTCATATTACGCTAACCCTGGTCAAACATCGTACTTCAATGATATTAGAACAAATATCATTTACGATAGAGAGAATACTGCATACTACTTTGGTAGTGGACAGGGTGATGCTCGTGCAAATACAATGAGAGCGTGGAACTTCTACGCTGATGATTGGTTTAGAAACTACAACCAAAACGAAGGTCTATATAACCAATCAAGTGGTAATCACTGGTACTCATCTGGTGCATATTGGGCTATTGGTTATTCTGGTAGTGCTAAGGGTATTATTGTAAGAGATGGTTTCCAAGGTACTGTTAGGGGTTACTTCTACGCAGAAGATAACAACACTATTGGTTTATTAGATTCAGATGGGACTTGGGCAGTAAGAGTAGTTCGTGATTCTTATGTAGAAATGCGAGATAACAACGAAGTAACCTTCAGAGTTGGACAAGGTGGTGTAGATGGTAACTATGGTACTGTTCAGACTCATGGTGGAGGTAAAGGTGGTTGGGAAGGATACTCAATTAATGGTAGATATGTGTTCATGTCAGCAGATAATAATGGTGCTGGTATCTACAATGATATTGATAATGAGTGGATGGCTTATTTCAATAGAAATGGTAGTACCGAACTACATTGGAATGGTGCTAGACAAATGAATACCGATTCTTATGGTATCTATGTAAGAGACCAAGTAAGAGCACAAGTTTACTATGACCACGATACTGGATACTATGGTAACTTTAACTCTACTTCTAGATTTAATGCAACAATAACCAATACATCATACTTCGGGGTAGGTTCAAATAGAGGGTACGCACAGGGATATGGTACATACTCATCATCTTTACATAGAATAGCATACATATCCTTTGACTGGAATGCTAATTATAACTCATATACTAATCATGGTATCGCATCTACTTCTAATACTGGTGGATTCTCCGATAACATATCTATTAACTCATATAATGATGTTAATATTAGATTAGATAGTAATAATAACAATACTAACTCTTATCTAAGAATACATGATAATGGTTCCGGTAATTCTCAGAATGTAGCATATATTGGTAGAGAAAATGGTAATGCAATTGCATACTTCTACAATAGAGTATATGGTGCAACCTACTATGACCGGAATAATGGAAATTACTACACCAATCCAGCATCTACTTCTATAATGAACGAAATCCGTATAGATGCATTAATACGGCACAATGGTGATACGAATACCTACATGCAGTTCCATGCAGCTGACCAATGGAGAGTTGTAACTGGTGGTAGTGAAAGATTAGAAGTTAATAACTCACAAATCTACGCTACTAGAGTATTTAGATGTACACAAGATGTAATTGCATATTATTCTGATGAAAGATTAAAAACTAAAAAGGGTAGAATTGGAAATGCACTTTCTAAACTTCTTTCATTAGATGGTTTCTACTATGAAACTAATGAGTTAGCTAATTCAGTTGGATTTACCGAAGATGGATTACAAGTAGGTTTATCAGCACAACAGGTTAGAGATGTGATGCCTGAGGTAGTTCACTTAGCACCATTTGATTCTGATTATGATGAAAATGGAAACCTATACTCTAAATCAGGTGAAGATTACTTAACTATCAAATACGATAGATTGGTTCCACTAATGATTGAAGGTATCAAAGACCAGCATAAATTGGTGAGTTGGAACAACTCTAAAGTGAAAGAATTAGAAGGTATTATTGAGAAACAACAAAACGAAATTGAAGAATTAAAAAACTTAGTAAAACAATTAATCAATAAAGGTTAATCTTTTTACTAATATAGTTATATTTATAAACATAAAGTAAAAAAAACAAAATGGCTTTAGAAATACAAAAACAAATAGGTACAAGTAGAGGTATCACTTCTGAAGGATATGTAAGAATAGAATCGTTTGAATTTAGAAAATCAAATGGTAAATTAAGGATATATCCTACATTATATCTAAATGAAGGAGCTGCTTCTAGTGCATCTCAAGATTTATTTGATGAACACTCACCTGCTATGTTAGTTGAAGAATGGGAAGCAAAGAGCTATGAGGTTAAGGAAAACTATACTTTTCATTTAACAGAATCTCAAGTTAGAACGAGAGAATTTTTAAGAGTAGAAACTGTATCTTCATCTGTAGACCAAATGGTTCCAGACCCAGAAGACCCTGAAAATATGATTACTCAATCTTCTTGGACATATGATACTGTAAATGTTAGTGGTAGTGAAGAATATACAGCAGATGTAATCACAACTAACGCATTAACCGGTTCATCTATTTATGATTTCGCATATCCATTACTAAAAACAGAACTAAAACAAATTTTTGGTGATGTTATTGTGAATGTGTAGTTGAAATCTTAAATTGATAATAACCTACATATAATTGTATGTAGTTAATATAAATGAAATTTATCTTTTGGAGATTTTCGTTATATTTATATGTGTATTTGATTTATTTATCAAAATAAACTTATTGGAGAAATAAAATTATGGCAGAAAGAATAGTATCACCTGGAGTATTTACGAGAGAAAATGACCTTTCGTTCTTAGCACAGGGAGTAGGAGAAATAGGAGCAGCATTTGTAGGACCTTTCAAACAAGGACCAGCGTTTGTTCCAACGATTGTAAGAACACAATCAGAATTTGAAGATAAGTTCGGAACACCTGATGGAACTTATTATACAGAGTACGCAGTACAAAACTATCTTAGAGAAGCTGGAACAGCAACAGTTGTTAGAGTTTTGGGTAAAACTGGTGATGATGCTGGTTATTCTCAAGTAACACCTGTTGGTTTAGTAGCTAGTGGTTCAGATGGTTCTAAAAAACTAATTGCAACATTACATAATACTGTAAATGGTGATGAGGAAGTAGGATTTGGTCCTTTTACTGTAACACCATCTACTACTACATCTGGTTCATTTGTAGTAAGTGGTAGTGGATTAAGTAATATATCATCTTCACTATTATCATCAGCTGGTAATGATGTAACTGATGTATTTGGCTCTAACCCATTAGGTAATAAAGAAGCTTATGTATATTCTTACTTTAAAGATGCAGTAGATGATATCAACTTAGAAGTTGCGAATGGTGAGGCAGTTGTTGCTGAAGTTCTACCAACTCAAGATTTCTCATATGAGGCTAGTTGGGCAACTACACCATATGTTAAATCACAATTGATTTCAGGTGTAAGAAGTGAATTATTTAGATTCCATACATTAGGATATGGTACAAACGAAAACTCCAGATTTAAGATTTCAATCTCCAATGTGAAAGCTGCCGGTGAAGATGGAGGAACTGATTATTCAGTATTTACAGTAATTATTCGTTCATTCGCTGATACGGATAAAAGACCTGTTGTATTAGAAACATTTACTAATGTAAACTTAGACCCAGCATCACCAAACTTTATCGCTAGAAGAATCGGTGATAGATATTTAACTATCGATTCAAATGGTAAGATTACTGAAAATGGTGATTGGGTAAACAATTCAAAATATATTAGAGTACAAGTAGCAGCTCAGGGTTCATATCCTGTATCTGCCGCACCATTTGGACATGGAGCATACTCTAATCCAATTAAAGCAACTGATGAAACTATCGTTCCAGCGGTTGTTTACCAAACTGGTTCAGTAGTTAATTCTGCTGGTAACCCAACTTATTTTGCTGGTTTCGATTTTGAAACAACTGGTGTAAAATATGATAATAACAATTATATCAAACCTCTACCTGAAAGTGTAGGAGTTGGTTCGAATGTTGATTTCGGATTCGATTCTCAACTTTCTTATGTAATGAGTGGTTCTGATTCATCTGATATGGTAAAGAGACAATTCTCAATTGCATTCCAAGGTGGATTTGATGGACAATCACCTGCAACTAATATCAACTTAGGTTCTGATATGAATGCTGGTAATTCGCAAGGACTTGATTTATCATCAACTACGGCTGGTGGTTACCTATCATACTCTAAAGGTTTGAACGCAATTTCAAACGCTGATGAATGGGATATCAATATGTTAGTAACTCCTGGTGTTGTAAGAACATTACACCCAGCGGTTGTTAGTAAAGCAATTGATGTTGTTGAAGCTAGAGCAGATGCATTTTACATCGCTGATTTCGCTGATGCTAGTTCAACAATCTCTGATGTAACAACTCAGGCAAACGCAGTAGATTCTAATTATGTTGGAACTTACTATCCTTGGGTTAAGACAGTAGATACAAACACTAACAAATTAGTAAGTGTTCCACCTTCAGTATTATTACCTGCTGTGTACGCAGCAAATGACGCTATTGCAGCTGAATGGTTCGCACCTGCTGGTTTAAATAGAGGTGGTATCATAGGAGCAGCATCGGTATTGAATAGATTAACACACTCTGAAAGAGATACTTTATATGAAAACAAAGTAAATCCAATCGCTTCATTCCCTGGACAAGGTATTGTGGCATTCGGACAGAAAACATTGCAAGATAGAGCATCAGCATTGGATAGAATTAATGTTAGAAGATTATTAATCAATGTTAAGAAATTTGTAGCATCTACATCTCGATTCTTAGTATTCGAACAAAATACGGCATCGACTAGAGGTAGATTTATCAACACTGTACAACCTTACTTAGAGGGTATCCAACAAAGACAAGGATTGTACGCATTTAAAGTAGTTATGGATGAGACTAACAACACACCTGATGTGGTTGATAGAAACATTTTAGCTGGACAGATATTCCTACAACCTGCTAAGACCGCTGAATTCATTGTAATTGATTTCAACATCTTACCAACTGGAGCATCGTTCTCAGCATAAAACAAAAAAATGAATAACTAATATTTATTAGTATAAAAGGGAAAATAAAAAATGGCAGAAGTATTAGAATTTAACGAAATGTTCTTCACCAACTTCGAACCGAAGATGAAGAATCGCTATATTATGGAGATTGATGGTATTCAATCATACTTAATCAAAACAGCGGCAAGACCATCTATCAATTTCGAAACTGTGAAGTTGGACCACATCAACACTTATAGAAAATTACAAGGTAAGGGTGAGTGGCAGGATATCACAATCACATTGTATGACCCAATTGTACCTTCAGGTGCACAACAGGTGATGGAATGGGTAAGATTGGGATATGAATCTTTAACGGGTAGAAAGGGATACGCAGATTTCTACAAAAAAGATATCGATTTCTATATGTTAGGGCCTGTTGGAGATAAAATCGAACAATGGAAACTAAAAGGAGCATTTATCCAAGCAGCTAACTTCAATGACTTAGATTTCTCATCTAATGACCCTGCCGATATTGAATTAACGCTTTCGTATGATTACGCAATATTAGAATTTTAAGATATTATCCACTACTATCTATAAATTGAAGAAGGTTCTCTTAGTGAGAACCTTTTTTCGTTTTACAACTTTTTTATTTTGATATACTTATATATACAAACAAATAAAGGTTAATTATGAGCGAAAATAAATTCGAATTCCCAACTGAGGTAGTGGATTTACCATCAAAGGGATTAGTTTATCCAGAAGGACATCCTTTAAGAAAAGGAAATATTGAGATTAAATATATGACAGCAAGAGAAGAAGATATTCTTGCATCTCAATCTTTAATCAAAAAGGGTGTAGTATTAGATAGATTATTTGAATCAGTTGTTGTAGAACGTGATGTTGACATCAATGATATCTTCATTGGTGATAAAAACGCTATTCTATTAGCAACCAGAGTAATGGGTTATGGGGCTGATTATCAAGTAGAAGTAACTGACCCCTCTACATTAGAACCACAAAAAGTAACTATTGATTTATCTAAAGTAAAAACCAAAGATTTTAATGAAGAAATCTTAAATGGTGATAACTTATATAAATTTACCTTACCTAAGAGTGGAACTGAATTAGAATTCAAACTTCTTACACATGGTGATGAATTAGAAATCACAAAAGAAAATCAAGCATTGGCTAGATTGTACAAAGGAAAGGGTGATACATCCTTTGATGTAACTACTCGTTTGAAATTTATGATTCAATCAGTAGATGGTAACCAAGATAGAGGATACATCACTAAATGGGTTCAAAACTCATTCTTAGCATTAGACACAAAAGCATTTAGAAAATTTGTAAGAGAGTTAAGTCCGGATATGGATTTAACATTTAACTTTGTTTCAGAGTTGACGGGAGAAGAGGAGGCTCTCGATATCCCGTTTGGGGTATCGTTTTTTTACCCTTCCGAATGATTATAGTATCCAACTTCATAACCAAATTTGGGAGTTGGTTAACTTTGGTAATGGATTTACTTGGAGAGATGTTTACTTCATGCCAATCCAATGGAGAAAGTTTTACTTTAAGAAGTTAGTTGACTTAAAAAAGAAAGAAGCAGACGAATACAAAAAAGCAGAACGTAAATCAAAAGTAAGGGTTAGTAAATAATCCTTACTTTTTTTTTATCCAATATTTATAGATGTATAAAACTATAAATAAAGTAACCATGTCAAACGAAAAAACAAACGAAGGTTTATTTTCAGCAGCCAAAAAATTCTCTGATGCATTCTTTGATGGATTATCTAAAAACGCATCTGATAGAATGTTAGCTAAGGCTAAAAAAGCAGGTGTTCCTAAAGAATTGACTAATGTGATGGCAAAAATTCAGAAAGATAAGGAAGAATTAGATGCTATTTTAGATAGAATAGCTAAAAAATAATAAATTATAATGGCTGAAGATTTAAGAGGTAGGTTAGAAATACTGAAAGAGATTGAAAAAGCTGAAGCTCGTATTGATAGAGCTAGGCAATCTACTGTCTTAACTCAAGCAAAAATTAACAAATATGTAGATGACCAAAAGAAACAGGTTGTACAATTAGGTAGAGAATTAAAACAAGTTAATTTAGATAGATTAAAAGGATTTGCATCAGAAGAATCTTCACTAAAATCAATAGGTTCTATCTATGAAGATTTAATTAAAAAGGATAGTGCAAGATTACTAGCACAGGTTAAAGCAACTGGGTTAAGTGCTCCTCAAGAAGCAGCTATGAGTAGAATGGCTGAAATTAATAGAGATTTAGCTCAATTAGGTAGAGATGATATTGCTCAACAAGCTGCATTGTTAAAAGAGTATGATATGCAATCAGAAATATTGGGTGATATTTCTGCAGAAAATCAACATATTGTTGATAATTTAACACAACAAAATCAATTAGCTCAAACCCATTCTCAACTTACAAGCAAACAAAAGGATTTTTTACAAAAACAAAAAAATGTATATGATGGTATCAAAGATACCATTGGTGGAATCTTAGAAACCGCATCATTACTCACATCAACTGTTGGTGGAGTATTAGGTGGTGCACTTATTGGAGCTGGTGTTGCTGGTAAAGCATTGCTAAGTACGATGAAAGAATTGGGTGGTTCAATTGGAACTACCAATACAATAGCTACTACTTTATTTAGTAAAGTATTTCCAGATGCAGTTGGTACAGTTAAAGGATTATCAAGTGAATTTGGTGGATTAGCAGACGTATCCTTAAAAACACAATTCAGAACCAATGTATTAGCTAAGAACTTAGGAATTAGTGCTGGTGAAGCAGCATCTTTGACTGGTTCATTTGCTCGTTTAAATGATGGTTCAGCAGAAACTGCTCAAAACTTAATAGAATCAACAAAGAATTTAGCACAAGCAAATGGATTAGTTCCAAATCAAATAATGGCAGATGTAGCTAACTCAGCTGAAGAATTTGCATTGTTTGGGAAAGATGGTGGAAAAAATATAGCTGAAGCAGCCATTGCTGCTGGTAAGTTGGGTGTTTCCATGTCTAAGATTAGTGGAGTAGCTGATAATCTATTAGATTTTGAATCATCGATAAATGCCGAATTAGAGTTGGGTGCAATGTTAGGTAAGAATATCAATTTAGATAGAGCCAGAGCATTAGCATATGAAGGGGATATAGGTGGTTCAGTAAGAGAAACACTTTCAGCATTGGGTGGTATTGAAGAGTTCAATAAAATGGATTACTTCCAAAAGAAACAAACCGCAGCATTATTAGGTGTATCCGTTTCAGAATTCCAAAAAATGGCAGAAAATGCTGATAAGCTGGATAAAAATGGAGAATTAACTTTATCTACCTATGATAATTTAAAAAATACTGCTAAAGCATTTGGTTCACAAATTATGAGTGGTGTACAAGGTTTAGGTAGTATGGCTGTTGCCGCTGGACAAATGGGATTTAATTTGAAGGATGGTTTAAAATCCATGAAAGGAATGGGTGGGTTAACCGAAAAACTTAAAGGATTATTCGGTAAAGATGCACTTTCAAAAGCTAGAAAGAGTGGATTATCCGATAAACAAATAGGAGCTGGTTTTGGTGGTAAAAAAGCTAAAGATGCTTTATCTGGAAAAGCCGCAAAAATGGCACCCAATACTTCGGTTTCCGATAACTTAAATAAAACCGCAGGTTCAAAAGGACCAAAAGCTAGTAACCTACTAAAAGGCGCAGCTGCAATTCTTATT